AAATGATTGGAATGAATTTCATAATTATGAAGATTCAGCTTTGTATGGCACTGCACAGCCTGAGATTCCATCTTTTGGAGAACCAAAAGTTATAACTTTGAAATTTAAAACATCGGATCCTAATCTCCAAGATTTTGATAATCGGATTTTATTTTCTTTCATTGATGAAGTTACCTTTACAGGTGTGGGAAAAGTTGGAGCAGTTAAGGGTGATTATTGGTTGACCACAGGATCTCCTATAACTTGGGATACATATTCAGTATCGAATTCTATTTCAGGATCGAATTCTATGAGTCTGATTAACATTTTTTGGCAAAAGGATTCAAATCAATATAAGAGACTAAGAATATATGGAGCACTTCATGAAAACTTCATTTATGGTGGGAAAGCTGTAATCACTTCTGGTTCAGATGCTTTGGCTAAAACTGATGCCTCAGGATTTTTGATTCCACTGCATTACCCAAGTTTGAAAAAAGCTGGGATTGTTAGTGCAACTCAGCTTTCTACAGCAAATACTTATATTGTTTTTAACTCATACAAAGTCTTTGAAAAGAAATGGTATGAGTCATTCTTCGCAATGTTGTTTATCATCGTTGCCATCGTGGTATTAAGCGCTGTGATAGCTCCTGGAGTTGTAAGTGTAGCATCAGGTGTTCTTGGTAGTAACGCTGCTGTAGGGGCTGCTCTGGGGCTTTCTGGTGTAGGTGCAGTTGTTGCTGGTGCAGTTGCAAATGCGATTGCTGCTGTGCTGATTTCAACAGCATTAACTCAAGCTTCAACTTCTATATTTGGGCAGAAGTGGGGTGCTTTGATTGGTGCGATTCTAAGCTTTGTTGTAAGCTTTGGTATGGTTAATGGATTCAGTAATCTATCAACCATTTTTCAACCACAAAATATTTTGGCTTTAAGTTCTGCTTTAGCAAATGGATACCAAGGGTATGTCAAAGGATCTATTGAAGAAATGAATGATCAACTTTTCCAAATTGGAGAGGGTTACAAAACTGAAATTGATCGTATTCAAGATCGTTTGTCAGAGCTTATGGGAAATGACTTGGCTTTTGATCCAATGTCTTTTACAGATAGTGTTAGAGGCAATGGATCACGAACTGGAAGTTACACTCCAGAAAGTTTAGATGAATTCATCCAACGAACTACTCTTACTGGTTCAGATATCGTTGATATGACTTTATCTATAATCAGTGATTTTTCTGATCTAAGTCTTACCCTTCCAAAAACCTAAAGAGGTTTGAAATGAGTTACACAGACATCTTCTCAAATGACCCATCAGGTCTTTCTATGGGTATGCCTACAGTCAGCCCATCAAATATGGCAGCGGTTCGAACTCCTATGACTTCAGGTGTGAACCCTCCAAGTCCTGCAACAGGTGCTCCTATGGTAACTCCCCAAGGTCAGGGAATTGGCCAAGGTGTGGGTATGGCAAATAACACAGGTCAACCTGGATTCTTCAGCCAAAATGGAGCTGGTCAATTTGCTCTTGGAGCAATTCAGACTTTGGGTTCTTTGTGGAACAGCTTCCAACAAAACAAAATGGCAAAACAGTCTTTTGATTTTCAAAAGAAAGCTTATGAGACAAATCTTGCAAACCAAACACAGAACTACAACACTGAGCTTACAGATCGAATTCAAGCTCGATATGCGACTGAAGGTCGTTCAAATGCTGCTGCTGAGGCTGCTGCATATGTTGAAAAGAACAAGCTATAATCCGAGGAGCTAAGCAATGGCACGTCTGACAATTGAACAGGTTAAAGCCCCAGATTTCTCTGCTTCATCAGAGATGCTGGCTAGAGCTGGAGAAAGCTTCAATACAGGTGTTGAGAGTGCCAAAGGTATCTTGGATAAATACAACCAAGGCCAACAAGCCAAAGGGGATCAAGCCCTGATTGGTGCTCTTGCTGGTTTGAAATCTGAAGATGAATTGTCAAACTTCCTTCAGACAACTGATCTTACATCAGTGAATATCTCAGACAAAATGAAAGAAAACATTCTTGGTGCAAGAGCAACTATTCTTGGAAATAATTCAACCAGACAATCGACTCTAAACAATGCAGATTCAAACTCTCGTGCGAATGCTGCTGAAGGTCGAACTGCTGCTGAATACCTTGATGGTGTGGTAAAACGTGATGAAATGAGAGGTCTTACCTCTTCTTACATTGGTGCTCTTCAAGAAGGTCAACAGTATGGTTCTGGTGGTGGTTTGAATGATCGTGAGATCTTGGCCAAAACCATTGAAGCTGAGGCTCGTGGTGAAGGTTACACTGGGAAACTTGCAGTTGGTGCTGTTGTTCGAAACAGAGCTGCTACAGGTAAATATGGTGGTTCAAGTATTACTGATGTGATCATGAAAGATGGTCAGTTTTCAGCATGGAATGGTGAAACAGGATATGCTGGTGGTGAGGGTGCAGTTGATATGAGAAATCTGAGAGTATCAGATGAATCATACGCTGCCGCTGATGCTGTTTTGTCAGGTCAATATGAAGATCCGACTGGTGGTGCAACTCATTACTACAACCCAGATAAAGCCACTCCTGCTTGGGGTAGAGGTCAAAATCCTTCAGCCAATCAATGGTCAACCATTGGGAATCATGTGTTTGGGAATCCAGATGGAATTCGCCCTCCTGGATCAACTGGCCCTGTTCAAGGGTATGATCCAAGCCGGGTTACATCAAACAATGTTGGTGGACAAAAAGCGAGTGACTTTCTTGCTGCTGTAAGTGCATCTACAAAAATGACTCCAGATGAGGCATCCAAACTTCTCACTTCTGTTTTGGATCAACAAAGACAGGGTGATGCTGCTATTCAAGCAGCCAATACTGCCATCAAAGAGGCTGAAGCTGCTGGACAGGCACAGGCTTTGGCTGATGCAACCAGAAGTGCAATTTTGAATACAAACAATCTGTCTGGTGATGCTGTTACCAGAGAGATTCTCAGCTTTGGTGGGGCTTCTCCATCTGCCGTATTGGAAGCTGCTGGACAAAATCGTGATAAATTTGGTGGAGTTATTTCTCCAAATGTCCCACAAGATCAACAAGTTACAGATGCTCTTGGTAGAACTTCTGCAACTGATGCTACACAAGTTTCAAATGATCCTATTGTGAGATCTTTTGAAATGGCAAAATCTTTTGATTCATCAAAAGATCTAGGCAAAGATCTTATGAGTGAATTTAATGTTCCCACAGATTCTGGTCTTGATTCAGTATATGTGGAAAAAACAATCACTCGAATGGCAAATGACGCTGGTGTAACTCCAGGTCAAATGGCTGCAACTTTGTCTCAAACTTCTCAAGGAAATTTCCAACAATTTAATGATATGTTGGGTGCAGATCCAGGAACAGAGTTTTACTCATCTATCATGAGTTTGAGTAACAATAATTTTGGACAAGAAGCTTCAGCTTCATATGAAGCTATTCAGAGTGATGCTTCAAAAAGATCAACTGAGAGAGCCTCTGCTGAACTTCAATTGAGTGCAGCATCTTCAAGAGCTGTAAAGTTTCCTGTTGGTTCAGAGCAAAGAGTTGCTGCTGATGCAGAAGTTGCTGCTTTGAAAGACACTCTTTTGAAAGGTATGACTCCACAAGAAAGAGAACAAAATCTGAGAGATTATGTTGTCAAAACTGGTATGGGTTCACGTCTTCAAGGACTTGATCCCAACTCTCCTGAGTTTTTCCGAGCAATGGCTCAACTTGAGGAAACAGTAAAAGCTGACACAAGTCTCACTCCAAATGAAAAAGAACTTCTCCTTCGAGATATTAGAGGATAAGAGTAACTCAGTAACACTGAGGAACTCACATGGTTGATACACCCAATTACACCAACTCTCCTCTGGCAAATCCCAAATTCCTTGAAAACAGTAGTCTGACACCTAAAGTGTCAGATTACTCTTCATCAAAATTGGCTGATCCCAGGTTTCAAGCTGAAGTTGCTGCAAAAGAAGTTGCTCCAAAGCAACTTTCTCTTGAGGAACAGAAACTTGAGTTGCAGCGTGAAGCTGCTTCATTGGATGATCGTTCTGCTGGACAGATTCTTTCAGACTCTTTGATCTCTGGAACCAATGCTGCTGTGAGTGGTTTGCTGTCGATTGGTGGTATTATTGATAAAGGTATCGGTGCTGCTGTTGAATACTCAGCTCCCGAAGGATCTTTGACAAAGGATTTTGGTGGTCTTCTGAATGATAATGCCATGCGTGTTGCTTCAGAAATGACTGATAGCTTCACTGGTTTTACTGATTCATTCAAATCAGATACGGCAAAAAGAAGTGCTGAGATTCAAGGTGAAATCTCTGCAATCGACAATGAAGTAAACAAACAACAGTATGAACAAGATATTGCATCTGGTGACAGTGAGTTCATTTCCAGCCTAAGCTTGTATGGTCGTCAAGCTATTGATTTCGCTGATCGAACTTTGAGTGATCCAGTCGCTTCAGGTGAATTGGTTTCCAATGCAGTTGGTTCTCTTGCTTCTGGTTCAGTGCTTTCCAAGATTGGGACCAAAATTGCAACAGGTGTTGCTGAACGTTTTGGTATTGAAGGTGTGAAACGTTTAGGCTTGGAGTATGGTGGTTCTGCTTTAGGTATGGGTGTGACTGAAGCATCTTCTACTTACACGTCTACAGTCTCTGAAGTCATGGGTAGAACCCCTGAACAAATGACTTCATCTGATATGTATCAAGAGCTTATTGCTCTGGGTATGACCCATGAAGAAGCTCAAACAAAGGTAGCAGATTCTGCTGGTTTGGATGCTTTTGTAAATCAGCTTCCTGCTGCAATGACTGCTGGGCTTTTGAGTGCCAAATTCAACGCCAATCCTCTTTCTACAATGCGTGGTGAAAACCCTCTAGGAGTGTTTATCACTGCTGGGAAAGAAGCTATGGAAGAGGCTGCTCAAGGTGCTTCAGGCCAGTATAACCAAAACTATGCCATCAAAGATTATGTAGATCCTACACAAGATCTAAGTGAAGGTGTGGTTGATCAAGCTGTTGGTGGTTTGTTGGGTGGTTTTGCTTCATCTGGCATCATTGGTGCTCCTTCAGGTGTTATGAATGGTCTTCAAGAACAAACTGAAAGAATCAGATCAGAAGTAGCCTATGATCGTTTTGTCAAAGGTATAGGTGATCAGATTGCTGAGAGTCATCGTGTCAATGAATTGAATCGAATGACTCCAGGAGAACGTGATTCAAATCTTCGTTCTGCTTTTACACAAACCTCCCCTGGAGAGGATCTGTTCAACTCAGTCATTGGTAAAGGAGCTGAAGCTCTAAATGCCCTCAAAGAAGGTGCTCAGACGCTCTCTGAGAGTGATGCACTGGGTAAGACTGTGGAAGGTATCAAAACAGGTGTGCAGGCTGTAAAACAGGCTGCTACGCCAATTGTGAATGAAGTCATCAAGACTGCCCAAAATTACGTGGATAAACCAAATCCTGTTATCCAAAATGAGATCATTACTGCTGCACAAGAAGTGTCTGTGGCTGTGAATGATCCTGCTGTGGAAACAGGAGATCTTGGAAAACCAGATGAATCAATCACAAAAGATATTGTTCCTGAGTTCTTCAAAGAAACTGTCACTGAAGGTTCGAACATTGCAGATACTATGGTCAGTATTGTCCAGACCCTTGCTGACAAGAAAGTTCCAATTTCAGAGATGAAAGATGATGCTGTTTTGTTTGTGACTGAAAAGTTCAACCAAATGCAAAATGCTGCATCAGCTTTGTCTCCTGAAGTGAAAGCCAAAGTGAAAAAGGTTTTGGCTTCTCCTGATCTTGAGCGCATTCGTAAACGTGCTGCTCGATTGGATTTGAACACATTTATCAGTCCAACGATTGAAAGAGTTTCATCTCTCGTCAAAGGAATGACTGTATCTATGAGCAGAGTGAATCCATCAAATGTAAATCCTGATGTGGTGGATAAAATCCTAAAACAGGAATATCGTGGTGATCTTTCTCCTCAAGATGTTAAATCATTGGAAGTAGCTGCAAGCGTTACTCGTCCAATGAATAACTACATCAAAAACATTGTCAAAATTCAAGATGACAAAAATGCTTTCTTGGTTTCAACAGGACAAGTTCCTGATAAAACTGAGAATTCAGTTGAAGCTGTGTCTCGTAAGATCCTTGAAGGTGGGAAAACAAACCAAGAAAAGCTTCCTTCTGTGAAAACTTTTGCAAACCAAATCATTGTTGGAATGCAGTCTTCAGACCAATCTATTGATACAGGTGATACTCGTATTCCTGTTAAACAAGTTGCCCAACAGTTTGGTAGGTTGGTTCAACATATGACCAACAAAGTGAATGCTTTGAATGCTTCATTTGACAAGAGAGATCAAAATGGGGTTGGCCCAGTAGTAGTGTTTGACACACTGGTCAATGGAAAATTCATTAAAGCTGGTATGGCTGGATCGAAATCAGCAAATTACAGCACTCGTTCAATCAACAGCACATCGTTTGCAAAGACTGTAGCTGCTGATGCTACTGTCATGGGTGAAATTTACAATGCCTTGGTTTCAGCTTACCCTGAACTATTTCCAAATGGGGTTGTGACCATTCCTGTTTTGAAAACGTTGGATGCACCTGTGCAAACAAATACTCAAGAAATTGAAGATCAAAAACAAAACACAACGGCAGACGAAGAGACTTTGGCGGCAGCCAAAGTCGATGAGTCTGCTGAAACAAACTCAAAAATGAAGACCCTATTTGATGATTTGCTTGAAGATGCAATGAAGACAATCGAAGAAGGTGATCCTGAAATCTCAATCAGAATCACATCATCAAATGAGTTTTTTGATTATGTATCAAACAACCCACTCACACAAAGAGTAGGTGGAGATAGAGCATATTTCCTTCATGAAAAAGTGGTTCAGTATTTGGGAATTGAAACTCAAACTGAACAAACAACAGAAGAAGCACCTCAAACAACGGCTGTCGAGGACACGACCCTGGTCGTGTCTGAGACGCCTGAATCAAATGAAACAAAACCATTATCAGATACAAAAGAAAATTCTTTGACCATTTCTACTGATGATTCTCAAATTACTGAATCAGTAAAAGAGAGAAAACCTGTTTCTGATAATCAAATCCAAGGTAAAGTCAGTGATCGCTTTGGTTCAGTATTCTATCCAAAGAAGACCCTAGCAAAATCTGCTGAAGAACTATTGGCTCAGATCTCAGAACAACCAGGTTCTGAGAACTATGTCACATTCTCTGAAGTCCTTTTGGATCGAATTTCAAGAGCAATGAATGCACGTCTTCAATCTGTGTTGGTCAGCAAAGCTGATGGAAGAACTCTTGCTCAAGCTTTGAAAGAAACTCCAGATACTCTTATGGAAATAAGAGACTTCAAACCTTTGATGATCGTAGATCCTGATACAGGTATCTACGACCAAAAGCTTTTGAATCTGGCTTCAATGGCTGTCATCGACTGGATGACAACTGCAAGACCATATGGTGTTGATCGTGTAGATGATCTTTTGAAAGAACTTGGATTGGTTGGAAATGATCTGACCGAAGAACAAATTCGTCTGATGTTTTCCAGTGTTCCAACAAGAACAACAACTGAATCTTTGGCGAGAAAAGTCATCAAGCTTTGGAATGTTCAGCCAAACAAAATGGCTCAAATGGTAGACATTCGAGGCACAACAGAAGGTCTCGTAAAAGAAATCTTCACAGTCCTAAGTGAGATGGAAGATTCTCTCGTGAAAGTGAGAGAGATCAAAGTTGGTAAGGGTTATGCAACCACATTTGATATTTCTGCTCTAAAAGCAGAACAGACAGACATTGGTCTTGCTGCTCTTGGATCATTGGACAAACTGATGTTTCCTGAAGACAAAATTATGATCTCGTTTGGTGAGAAAATTTCTCATGTAGACTCAGCCCAAAACAACAAACCTGATGTTCGTTTGACTGAAATGGAACGTAAAGCTTTGAAGAACATGCAGGACATTCCCCATACTGAGGCAGTGCCTGTGGTTTCATTCTTCAAAGCTTTGGGATTGGAATCATGGTCTTCAATGGTTGGAAAAAGAGATTCTTCTAAACTGGCAAAGCGTCATTCTTTGAGACTCACGATTGAAGGTAAAAATCTATCAATCGAACGTGACTTTGAAGATGCTTTGGAAGTAGTGAATACTGCTTCTGGGAAAGAAGTATTCTATCCATTTGGTATTACCAATGTTGGTCGTCACCAAATGAGAGGTATCAATCCTCAGAACAATAAAGTTCTGAGAGCAATGATGACACCTACTCATGCAAAATTGGATATGGTGAACAACCAAAAGCACAAAGATGCTTTCTGGCTGACTGTTGTTCAATCTTCTGAAATTGCAAAGGTTGAGAAGAAAGATCACACAAAGATCCTGTCAACTGTGCAAGAAGAATTCAACCAAAAATTTGGAGAAGCCACAGCCATTGCTGTGACTTTCTTTGAAACAGGTTCTCTTAACTCATCAGCCTTCGCTGAAGCGATGCTGAGAGCGTCTAAAGGTGCAGAAGTCACTGTGGCTCAGGTAAACGCTGTGATCGCTGTAGCACGTCTCCAGCAGGCTCAGAAAGCAGGGACTGCTAACAGCTTTGAGACATCTCTTAGTTTTGAACTAGACGGTAAGACTGATGGTGCTGCCAATATGATGGCTGCCTTTGGTCAAGGCATTATGACTATGATGGAATACATGAACTTCAAACGTGTTGGTTTCTTCCTTGGATCCAATGGAGAAACTCTGAATACATTTCTAAGTGAAAACCAGGATTTGTATGAAGTAAACTCGTTTGTTGCGACAAGAGCTTTGAACAAAAGGATAAGTGAAGCTACGGGTTTGGACAGAAAACGTCTGATTGCTCTTCAAAGATTTGCCTACCATTTTGGAGATCTGACGATCAACTCAAATGGTGAGATCGAACTGAGTCGTGCTTCATCCAAAAATCCAATGACCAAAAAAGTTTATGGGTCTTTGGAAAAAGGTATCGCTGAAGGTATTTCTCAAGACATGGTAATTGAGTTTTACAATCAACTCACCAATCTTCCTGATGGGGTGACTGTAGAAGATCATTTGAATTACCAAGAGATTAATGAAGATCTCCAGTTTTTATTTGGAACAAAGCTTCCTGCAAAATTGGATGTGAATGATTTTATTCTACCTTGGTCTTCAATGGCTCCATTCTCAGACTTTGTGAAATCGACCTTTGGAGAAATTCTAAGTGACTCAATCAATGGTGTTATGAGTGAAAAAACCATTGGTGTGAATGATCTGTTGGTATTTACCACAGGTGTTCAAGGTGAATTCATGAAGCTGTATTTTGAACAGCGTCTGGCTGAAGCTATGGGAGAATTGACTGAAGAATTTGGTCAAAGTGAAAACCAGAAAAAAGGTAAACCCACTCTTCGGAAAATGAGTCAAGAAAGATACGATGCAATTGTCAAAGAGACTTTAGCTTTTGCTCCATACTTCTCAGATGGTCTTCAAAATCTTCGTATTGGTGATTTTACAGGTCAACAAGATGACACTGAAATGAGTTCAAACCTGAATGGAAACATTCGGGCTAAATCTACCATGCAAAAGCCTGATGATATCGGGGTGAAAGGTATCCCATATGTGATCCAGGGTCGTGGTGATGCCATGATGATGAATCGTATCTTCAGTGCAGATAACTCACCTAAAAAAGCGATTCCAATCTTCGATGGTATTGACCTTTCAATTACAGATTTCAGTGATTTGAGTAATCAAATCAACGAAGCTGTTTTGGAAAACTGGGATCATGATGTGCTTGGACCAGTAAAAGATAACTTTGACAGGTTCCTAAAACTGGTTCAAGATGAAGGTCTCGAAGACAAACTATTCTCTGCTTTTGCAGTGATGAAAAAGAACTCAAAAAACAAAAACCAAATCAGAGCATACAAGCCAAATGATTTGGTAGATCTGCTGGCTAATGCCAAAAAATTGAATCAAGCTCGTAAAGCTGTGTTCAAAAAGATCACTGTTTCTGTGGATCATATGGGTGGATCTGGTCAATCATTTGTAAGAAATGTTGATGGTAAAACTCTGTCATTTGAAGAAATCAATACGATGATTCAAAATGAATTGAGTGGTCAAAGTGATTTGATTGAATCAACAGTTGTGACTGAAGAGGTTCAAAAGGATCAGACTATTGAACCATCATTGGTAGTTACTGATGTTGCTACAATGACGGATTCTTTGATGAGAGAATCAAAACCATATCTTCGTGATGTTGTCAGATCCATTCGTGGAATGATGTCAACTGATGCTCTTATAGTTATGGGAACTGAAGAAGAGATCAATGCTTGGAGAGGTGAAAACCTCAATAAGTCAGGCAACAAACTGGAACAAAAAACCAGTGGATATTACGATGTTGAGAACAACATCATTTTCATTCTGAGTGATAATCCTGAAACTATCGTCCATGAGATGATTCATATGGCAACTTTCCAAGCTGTGCTTGATCACTACAATAATGTGAAAAAGTCTACGGCTGTGAAGAACCTTGAAGTGTTGATGGAAGAATTTCTGGCTTTGGATACATCGACCATGAGTGCAGAAGCTCAAGATGTGTATCTGAATGCTAAAGTAACCATTGTAAAAGGAAAATCTGAATCAACATCTATGGGTGATGCTATTGCTTTGAATGAGTTTATGGCTTGGTCTTTGGCCAATGAATCCCTGATGAAAGAGCTTAAACAGACTCCAACATCTTTGATTGCTCGTCTTACAAAAGCTGCCAAAGCCTGGATCCAAAAAATCTTGAATGTTGTCCCTCAAGACATGTATTCGAACATTCTGTTCAACACAGAAATGCTTCATAATGATGAATTTCCTGGTGGGTTTGAAAATGTTTTTGAAAACGAAAACACATCTGGAGAAGTGACCCCTTCAGCAGATAAATTCACCAATTTTTGGATTGATCTTCTGAAAGAAAAAATTGATGCAATTCAAACAACTTCTTCAGATAGAGTTGACACAATTCTCAAAGGTAAAGCACAAGATCAAATTATCAGATACTCAAAGAATGCTGATAAAATTCTGACTCAGCTTGATTTTGCTGGGTTTGGTTTTAGTGAATACCAAAAGAAAACTTTCTCAGCTATTCACATGGTCATTGCCATTGAACTACAACTGGAACCAATTACCCTTGTTCAACTGGGTAAAGTCTATGAACATGTGGTCAATAATTTGACTCCTGCAATGTTTGGCAAAGGTCAGATTGCTCAAGACCGTTACTCAGCACTTATGAATTTGATGGGTTCAACCAAAAATGACCAAGGCATTTCTGATGCTATTGGTGTGCTTTTGGCAATGTCTCAGACTTCAACTTTGTTTAGGTCTGCTTTGGATCAAATTCCAAAACCAGATAACCAACAAGGAATTGAAACCACATCTTTGAATGATGTTCTGTCATCTTCGACAAGTTTCTTGATGCAGAAACTGGTGGCTTCAACTGATTTGGAAAACAAAGGTGTCAAAAGTATTTTGGATGATTTGAGTGAAGGTATTCTTCGTCAAGACAATGATACTGAATTCAGAGCATTGAAAACTTTGATGGATACATTCTCCAAAGGAGACAAATTTGTAAATGGTATGCTGTCAAAACTTGCTCAAAAAACAAGAGAAACAAACCAAGAATTCCAAAGAACAGCCCAAAATGGTGTTCTGAAAACTGTTGCAAACTCAGTGACTTTGGCAACTCAATTCATGGATGCTAATCTTTCTGCATCAGCAGGTAAAGGAGCAAAAGAGTTCACCCATATGAATGGGATGTTGGATGGTGCTGTGGCAATCAGAGAATTGGTGAATGAAATAATCGGTGCTGATTCAATCAATAACAACACCATTCAGATGTTGGACAAAGTGAATTATGTGGTTCAAGGGACTCGTCAAGCATACAGAGAAGAATTGCCTGTCATTCTTCAAAATGAGTTTGATAATCACCCAACAGCAGAACAATGGAAAAATCTTCACCATGTTTTGGGTAAAACAGATTTTGCTAGTTTGTTCGATCTGAAAGATCCTGATGCTTCTTTTGATTTGATGAATGATGTTGTTTTTTTGGATCAACGAATTCGTGACCAAGAGAAAAAGATCATGAAAGCATACCCAAAACTGGGAAGATTGATGCTGACTAAAGCTCAGCAATTGGCAAACTATATGAATGGTAAGGGAGCTGGTTTCCAACTCTTCAAGAATGCCTATGCCATCCACAAGCTTGTGGGAGGTGATAAGAACGCTATGGTGAAGCAACTGGACATACTGATCAGTCTCTATGCTATATCAGGCTCAGACATCGCTCAGCGTGAGTCTGTGGCTCGTATGCAAGCAAGTGACCCAAAAGGTGTCCATAATCTTCTGGTTTACATCCAGGCTTTGAACAAAGAGGAAGATCAGAAAGTTGTTTCTGAGGCTGCCAGAATGAATGGTTACAAAGGATACATTCCTGATCATTCAAAAGGTGAGATCAGTTTGATCATTGCAAAAGACTCAGACAAAGAGAATCTTTTGAGACGTGGTTACAAACGTATTGAAGACGACACCACATACACTGGTTCCTTGGTTTCTCGTGGGTATTACATGTCCACGGCTAAACAGGCTGGGAACTACTCTCAGGGCGTCCTTCAACAGGTTCAGGACACCTATAGAGGTGTGAATGCTGTGACTGGTCTTACAGTGAATGGAACCACTTCAGGGGTCATCTCAGGCTCTGCTGTGATCACTATTACTGAAGCTTTGAATAATGAGCTTTCAGTGGTTGATGATAAGAATGTTTTGATTCCTGTTTATGATGAAGATGGTGGGGTTCTTTACTACGAAAGAGCTTTGAACCCTGACATGATTCAGAAATATCTGGAACCAGAATCAAACATGGCTTTGATGGTTGGTGTTTGGGCTGGTCGTCAAGTTGAAGAGAAATTTTCTTATGAATACAACAAAGCTCTGGTCACAGAGTTGAAAAAGATTTGGGACAAACGTGAGAAAAACTCTGATGGAATGTTTGTTCGCATGGATCAGGCTGAGGACAAAATCTATGCTGAGAGTTGGAATGTTATTCCTCCTCAACTAAAGGAACATATCCTAAGTGTATTTGGTGAAGAGACTGGTTTCATGGTTCGTAAAGACATGATTAACCTGGCTCTCGGATACAGAGATGCTTCAATTACCGATGTTTGGACTGGAAATCATCGTCTTCCTGAAGGTGTTGAACTGGCTGTAAAAACAATCAGCAAACGCTTCATGGGTGATAAAGGTTTCAGTTGGTTGGGTAATGTTGAGACTTTTGCTATGGACACTATTTCAGGTGCAAAAGATCTTATTGTTGTGAGATCTTTGGTGGTTCCATTTATGAACACTCAATCGAATGTGTTCCAGCTCGTAAATCGTGGCATTGGAACCAAAGCAATCATGAAAGGTTACAGAGATAAATTTGTAGAAATTGATCAACTGAATGAGAACCTGAAGAAGATTATGGGTCTTGAGGCTCGTATTCGTTTGGCTGCCAATGACAAAAACAAGGTAGCCATTTTGAAGCAGCAAATGCAAGTTCTTAAGGATGAGAACAAACGTTTCTCTGTAGCTCCTTTGGTTGAAGCTGGTGCTTACAAATCAATCTCTGAAGGTATCACTGAACTTGATGTGGCAATCACAAATGGGAGACTTGGGGATTGGTTTGAATCAAAAGTGAGCAAACTTCCTTCAGGTCTACAAACCACTGTGAAATATGGTTTGTTAAGCAAAGACACTGCCATCTACAAAGGTGCAAACAAAGCTGTTCAGTATGGGGATTTTGTGGCCAAGAGCATCTATTATGATGATCTTGTATTCAAAGGACTTACCCATGATCAGGCAATGTCAAAAGTGAACGAAGAATTCGTCAACTTTTCTTTGTTGCCTGGAAGAGCAAGAACATATCTTGAGTCTATGGGTGCTACATGGTTCCTGACTTTCAAAATCAGATCCATGAAAGTGGCTCTTCAAATGATCAGGGATAACCCTGTTCGATCATTGGCTATGATGAATGTGGTTGGAATTGAGTCAGGGCCAATTACAGATAACGTTCTTTCAAAGTTGGCTGAAGGAACTCTACCATATTCACTGGGTTGGGATATGCTGTGGGATGCTCCAGGAATGAATCCTTGGGTCACTCTGACATCTGGTTAAAAAGAAAAGGAGAGAGCATCTGGTTTCCCAATAGCTCTCTCCAATCTCTTTTCTGGATACCAATGTGATGTGCCACTAGGATCTTTCCAGAATTGATAACCTTTCTGTCTGACTTACACAGACCAATCTAGGCTAAGCCTCATTCCTGTCTAATGTTTAAGGAGTTATTCTGAATGAGTAGAAACGTTCTCCAAAAAGAAAAAGGGAACCAGATTACTCTGATTCCCTTTTATCCTGATAGCCCACGATGTTTCATGGCTTCTTGTCAGTTTCCTCTTTCGAGAAATCTTTGGCCAAAAACCAAATCAACCCTATTCCCGTGAAAAATAGAGCTACTGGCACTAGCACTGAAAGAACGATTCCAAGAATCGCACCTGCAACGAAGATTGCTATAGTCAGGATTCCAATAACAAGGCAAAACCCTGTTACTGCTAAGATGAGTTGAAGCATTTTATGCCTCAATCAGCATCAAAGATTGAAGGTCGTTTTCCTGGCGTGGTCACTGATCCTGTTGATTCGTTGGAATCACCACCTTCTTCGTCACGGGGATCGTTACCCTCGGAGGATTGGTCGTCCGAGTCCGCGAAAAGGTTTCCCCGACTGGGACTCCCAGAGGAGGGTTTAGACGACGATTCGGTGGATTCAGACCCGTCAGTATCTTCGTCACCGTCTTGATCTTGGTCTTCATCCGAATCTGTGGTTTGGGCAGAAGAACCTTTTTCCTCTGTTCCTTCAACAGTTCCTGAGCCACTGAGATCATCACCAGTTTGAGCATCTGTTGCCACATTGTTGTTGTCCTTTGGCTTGTTTTTAGAACCAGGGACACGACCACGTTTGCGAGGTTGATCTTCCTCTGTATCGGTGGAAGTTGTGGAGATGACATCATTCATAATGATCTCAGCTTGAATTTCCTCACCTAAGACGATGAGTTTGACACCAGAAGCACCAGGTAAACCCATTGTTTGAACAAAGGATTCAAGGGCTTTCTGGATTTCATTTTGATCCAGTAGGATACGCATAGGCGTTACTTTCCTTGGTTGAGTTTCAGTTATTGTCACGAGGACATGAGGATTCTCTGGATGAAAAGATCCAAAAGAGAAAGAGATTCCCACTACATGTTTGTAATCATCATCAGGTATGACCTTGTTGTGAACCAAAGCGTCTGAAAAGAATTTGTCCACAATAGATCCGACATTCATAATGTCGAGTCTTGATCCACCTTTTGGATTGATTTCATAATGTAGGGAGATTGATTCCATTGAAGGAATCCCAGAAAGAAGAGGTTTCACAAAGTCTTGGAATGCTCTCTTTTGGTGGTTCAATTTGAAGTAATGGAGATTGCGATACACATTCAGATTGAGACTTTCCTGGTCTCCTCCTTTGTTGACTTGCATCTTCATTGGAAGTTTGACTTGAAAGACTCTATCTTCAGGCATCGCAATCTCCATTCATTTGACGAACTTTATAGAGATCAATCGTCAAACAAGTTAGAAGTTTTTTTCGAACCACCCTGAGCTGCACTCGAATCAGCTTTAGAACTGAACGATTTGCCAACAGCTTTTTGGCCACTGGATTTGTCGTAGGTTTCACCTTGGTTCATCTCAAGCCATTTTTGAGCATAGCCATTTGGATCTTCAGGAACTTTTTTGATGGCTTTCAGAAGAAGACCTTCTCGCACCACTTCGTCAAAGTTTTCACCCAACGATTTGATGAACTGAGAAACTTCAGAAATTGTCACTGCTTTCTCAGCAGCAAAAAATTTCACGATTTCATTCTGATCACGGGTTTCACCCGTTGGCTCATATTCACCCGTGCTGTCATTCTTTTTGGTTTTGTCCACTTTTTGACGTTGGACAGCAACCTTGATTGGTTGACCATGAAGCTGAGAAAAACATGATACAGATTGTGGAAGTTCTTTCTTTGCATCAAAGTCATATAGTTTGACAGTGAGGTTTTCTGCATCCAGATCGCCCAAGTTTTTGCCAACTGCCAGAAGAGCAAGACTGTTCATTTGGTTGAAACCTGGGAGGTTTTTCACTTCATTGGTTTTTTTGTCTTTGTAGGTGACATCACCAGCTTTGTTCGAAACCCAGGTTTGAGAACGAAGTTCACGACCACCCATGTCCAGCAATAAAGTGACATTGCGAGCTTGGGAATTTTGAGCAGACCCAATGAATGCAACTTTGATCACGGCATCATAAATGTCCGAATCAAAAATTCCACCAGATGGGACATAATCTTCATCAATGGTATCTTTGGCAATTTGCTTGCCTGCAAACACGTTTCCTGACATGTGCATTTTCCTTTTCTTTTGTTGAAGAATTACGAAGATTACTCTTCGTAATAGGTTTTCAGTCGATCAAGAACGAGCTGTGCATCATTTCCAATATACAGCTCATCATCTTGAAACAGACCCAAGGGAGAACGTATCCGATCCCCCACAGTCTGTTTGGTGGTTCGTGTCTGGAATACATGTTTGTATCCAATATCATCATCCCGTTCAGACACTTGTAATAGTGCGTTGGGTTTAAGATCTCGGATTTTCACTTTCTTACAGACGACAACAGTCGTGAAATATGCTTCCAGACCATTCTTTTTCAGAGAGCCTTTGACAGGCACACTGTATTTGTATTGACCAGATTCTTCTTGAAGCTCAGCATCAAGGTGTCCAAGCATGATGGAGTAAACATCAGCTTTTGCCACATAATCATACATGAGTTTTTTGAAGAAAGCACCATAGTCACCCCAGGCTTTCATGGTGTTGGCAGAACCATTCACATGAACTGCTTCAAAACGTTCCATCATGAATGACACAGTGTCGATAACAACTGTGTGGAATCGTTTACCTGGGTTGTCGATGATTGCTTGGTATAGATCAAAAATTTCAAGAGGGTCATCAATGTTGACACGCTTGAATTTGTTTTTGAATGGGAGAGGTTTACCACCTTCACAGTTGATGTAAAGAACACCTTCTTGACCACGAATATTGGCCAAACTCATGGACTTACCTGCCCCAGATTCACCAGCAATCAGAAGACTCTTTGGATGTTCGCTCATTTGGTTTTCCTTACTTCTTCGACATTTTCGAAGCGATTGATTTGAGAACAGTTTGTTGAATCTCATCTTTTTTGAGAGGAGAAACACACTGATCATTCAAGGTGAAGACTTTATGAGTAATCTCATTATAGCTGAGACCAGCATCCAACAACATCAAACCAAATCTGATGAGATTGTCGTTTCGATTTCCTTCATCCATGTTTGCCAAGAACCAACGTTCTAGATGATTCAAACGACCAAGATCAATGATAGAACTGCGATACTCGGTGTTTTGTTTTGTCTTTGGAATGAAAGGCAAAACATTAATAAGATTTGGCCCACGATGAAGTTTTATCAAAGATCCTTCAGTGGTCATCCACTTTTTAGATCTTTGGTTTGCAGTCGTATCAGATTTAAATGGAAGCCAAAGAAGAAAGCTATCCATAAAGTCTCTGTAATCAGCCTTATCCAGGTTCAGGACATAGTTTGTTGGCATGACCAGTCTGAAACGATTGGCATCATCAGAGTGACGTTTTGTGGTGCTTGTGATGTAGGTAAAATCCTTCATCAGTTCATGGACTGCATTCAGAGAAATGGTTCCATCAACATCAACAACCAACATATTGAAACCTTCAATAACGTTCTCTTCTGCTCGATGTTCTTTCTCAAAATTATGGTTGCACCAATGAAGTCCTTTTGTTCCCAGAAGTGTAGGAAGTTTATCAAAGGGCTTCAAATATGGTGAGTAATTTTGAGCAAAATGATCTGAGAAACTGAAAGACATTTTTTGAAGATCAGTTTCTTGAAGAGTAGACCCAGAGAAGAATTCAACACTGGATACTATTGTTTTTTTAATCACCACATGGTTACCCACACCCCAAGCCATAGCCAAGTCCATGATCTCTTTACGAGGCCCAGTGGACGTTGGATAGTAGGGTAGATCTTCAACCAAATCAGCATGAGTCAGTTCACCTGGAGAAGCAGCGATGTATTTTGCCAAACGGACAAAATTTCGTTCACGTTTCAAAAGTGTTTGGAAGCTTGCTCCACTCTCTTCTGCAACTTTGATACCTTGAAGTAGGTTATCCATTGTCAGATTTTTGCTTCCATCAAGATAAGCATAAACACCCGCCAATTTCAAAGCTTTGAAGTATCTGTGACTCATCTCAGCTTTTCGTATGACTTCATGTTCTGCCATTTGGTTTGAGAGACCTTCACAGAAGAGTCGATATGAAACCAGTTTGACACCTACTTCACGAGGAACTTGAAGTTTGGTTCCATAGTAAGCTGGGTCAGCAAAAGCTTTGAGAAGCTTTTTCCATTTCACGAGATTCTGAGAACGATTCTTTGAAACTAAGCCATTATAAACATCTTCAGGGTTCACAGTGTTACTGTAGACTTCTGGTTTACCAAGACCAAAGAAGCAACGACGAGCATAACCAATTTCCAAGAAGCTGTAAAAATCTTCTTCTGTTCTGGCTCCATCAAAAAGTTTTGATGTAGTCCCAAACATGAGCATGTTTGCAGGAGTTGAACCATGAAGGTCAATACCACGTTCATTTTCAGTAGTGTTTTTGACCAGTTTGGTTTTGATACGACCAAGGTCATACAATTCCAATAACATATTGATGATTTCGGTTTGACCAGTAAGGTTAGAACCAATCTCATCCATTTGGAAGTTAATTGACCCTGCACGGGCCAAAAGAAGTTTATAGCGTAGCTGTTTCACAGCAGGCCCAGTGCCAGAGTCAAAGATGAATGGAGCATGTCCCTGACGCTTAAAATCGGCCTCTAAGATAGCCTGTTCAGCAGCTTGGTCTCCAGACTTTGCAGCAGCAATCTCAGTGGCAAGATCATAGATAGATTTCTCTGCAATGAATGGGAACACTTTTTGAACAAAGTCTTCACGAAAATCAGAGATGAGATCTTCCATCAAAGACACAGAATGACCTTTACCAAAGCCAGATGTTGCCAAAGCAATGGAGTAGATGTTGATAGGAATTTTACCCCGTTCTGCACTTTCGATGGTTGCTCTCATAGCACTTGGGATGAGTCCCAGGAAATATGCAACTTCAGCTTGAAAGAAATCACGATTCACATTGCCTGTCCGATGGCAAAGCAAATCAACAATTTCTGACATTGCTGGATGATGGGGAACTGTTTTCAGCAGTTCCAAATCAAAGATTTTAGAAGACATGAGGTGGTTCCTTATTATGATGATTTATCGAGGAGATCCATCATCGTTGAAGTAATTTTTCCGTTGTTCACAGATGGAAAAAGCATTACAATACCCACAGGCTTTTGGTTCACCTGGTTGTTTGACAATGACACCTTTTCCCTTTTCTTGTTGATACAAGACAGCTTCACTCTCTTTATCAAATCGTTTGGTGCAACGACCACCAGCTTTTGCTGTTTCAAGATTTAAGTAGAACTTGAATGTGTCATCAGATCTCCAAAGCTGTTTGTCAGTGCATTCAATCATTTTGGATTGAGGAAGACGAGCATTCTTACGAATTTCTGCAAGTTTGGAGGAAAGCCAAAACTCTGTTTCTCTCAAACTCATGAGTGGAAACTCTTTATGAGCAACACGAGCTTGAGGGTATTTTTTGTCTGTTTTGGCTCGGTAAGAAGCCCAATCAGTGAAGATGAATTCGATTCGCATCAAGTCATCACGAATTAGGTTTGGAAAGATAAACCGATACAGAGAACCTTGAAGAGCATAATCTTCATCTTTGGATCCAGAGGTGTATGAGAATGTCGATGTGGATTTGAAATCTCGATATGAAGAGCCAATCAAGAAATCCAATTGACCTGTGAGAATAATGTCTTCAAATTTCTTAAACCCACGTTGTTCAAGATAAATAGGAATCACACCATCTTCGAGTGGTTTGTCCATTGGTGGATTGATTCGAATTTTGTCAATGATCGACTGAGGATAATGAAGCTTTCTCATAGCTCCTTGCCAGTCACCTTTAGTCCATGATTGTTCAATGGAATCATGAAGACTATGACCCATACGAGAAGCAATCATCTCACTGACATCAATTGTTTCTTTTGAGTAGTCTACTTTACGTTGTAGAATGAGCTGACGAGTGGGTTTCATCAATGTGGTGACTGATAGAAGCTCACCTGGGGGAGCATTTTCAGCACCCGATTTGTAACCATCCTGAAGCAGCCAAACTGCCAAAGGAAGATCAATTTGCATGTTGTTTGTGACTTTCATGGGTGTTCATACCTCTTGGATTGTTTGATGAGATCAAGAAAATCTTGATACATGTTGATATTGATTTTTTCAAAGGCACGATGATCATGAATAATGCTAGCTCTGTGTCCTCTGAAAGAGTCAATTGGACTCATGACACTTCTGAAGTAAAGTATTCCTGATCCTTTTCCATATCGAATAACACGTTGAGGAAGGCTGAAGTATTTATGTCTAAAAAGCCAAGCCATAAGCCTCATATGATACTGAGATTGCTGAGCATCACCTGATAAGTAGATACAAGAAACTCCTTGATCTATCAGAACATTTTTCATCCAAAAAAGTCTTTTGGTAGAACTATGATCTGGCATTATGCAGCTTCCAATTTTGTTAGATGTTTTTTGATCAATGCTTTTACTGTTGGTTCATCAGCATCATTGGGGATGTCAAAGCTCTTTGACCAATTGGGGTAAAAGATAGCCAAAGCTCCACTCATTTTGATGTGAGGATTTTGAATCAATGGATCTTCCTGCCAAGCAACCTCTTTAGAGAGGTGTTTGTTTGTGAACAGGAGAGCTTCCATATCATCTCGAATCATGTAGTAGGAAGCATCATGTATCTGAGAACATGGCTTGATGTTGAGTCTGTGTTTGCTTTTTCTGACTATTTTCATGAATCCAGAGACAGCACGAGAATTCAACATACACCAGCTTTGACCAAGAGCATTGCCAGCCGTCCTACCTTCAGCAGCAGCCTCATACGGGGTCTTACTGGTGTTCAGCACTACCTGTTTAAGTAGAGGGGTTCTGAGCCTCAAGCCAAAGGCTAGAGTGACATATCCATCTTTACAGGCTTGGTTCAATCTTTCCTCAACCCACTTGTCAGACACAACGTAAAGCTCATGATAACGAGCTTCCACAGTGGTTGCGAGTTGCTTCGAGAATCCACAGTTTGTCATCAAAGTGATGTATGTCCCTTGATAGGTCAAAGCAAAAGTTGGAGCTTTGGAATCCTGACGAAATGTGGGGTAACTCACTTTGATGCTATTGATTCGGGAGACATCATGTTCTCCCGAATCAACAACTTGTATCTCGGAAATTGGAGATCCGATTTTTAACATTAGACAAATGTCCAATCATCAGTGTTCATGTCAATTTGAGAAGGGTTCCAGACCATAATTCGACCATCAGCAAGCTTCATGTCGATATGACCACAGTAGGAAACTTCTTTTCCTTCACCAATGATAGAGTTCAAAGGTGGACGATTCACAGTAAACTGAGAACCAGGAACAAAGAAGATAAACATGCTCTTACCATTCCAACCCTTACGAGTTGCACGAGCACCATGATTTTTGATCTGATCAAGAACGTATTCAAAGGGTAGACCTTGTTTGCACTCAAGGTAAGAACCTTCAAACACAGCTTTGGGAGACCAGCTCACATAGCCTGCATGTCCTTCGACATTGATTGGTTCACCTTCTTTTGGTTCGTATTCAACGAGGTATCCCTCATCATCACCATTTTCATTTTCAGGCAGATCCCATTTGCGATAAATATTGTAATCTGCACGAGTCATTGGAATGGCAAAGACAAGCTTTGTTCCAATGAATTGTTTCATATCTTTCATGATTGTCTCACTTCTTTAAGAGTTCAAAAAGCTCAGATCCGAGATAATCTTTTCCGAGGTATTCTACCTTCTCTTCCGAATGAAAATAGAAGGTATTGTCACCCACTGTAGCCTTGTAAGCTGTGGCTGTGGGAGGACAACTTTGGATATCAGGCATATGCTCACCAAAGTAAGCAAAAGCTCTGAGACAGTGACCATCATATCCATCAGTGTAGACCTTGATTTTTTCTGGGTCACGAGTGGTAACTGCTGAGATTTTGTCTTCAAGAGAGTCAAAATCAAGACCACAAAATAACCATCCTGGGGGTGCTTCAAAGCACTCCTTGATCATTTTGGCAAGACGTTGTTTTGCTTTGGTTGAACCAGAAGAAGGAATGTTCTGAAGGTTTGGATTGTTTGAAGACAATCGACCAGAAGCTGTCCCACCAAGCCTAAAATTACCAAAAAGGTAATGCCAACCATCATCTCCTTTTTGAGCTTGTAAGAATGCTGGAAGAAATGTTGATAAGATGATTGCTGATGCTTTGTATTCGATCAAAATGTTCAAGAACAAGATGATCTCAGGATCAGTAGTGTGATGGATCAATTTCTCAAGAGTTTCAGCTCCTGTAGCTGGGAGCTTGGTATCTGTGTAATCCAAAACTGGAAGACCCAAAAAATCTTCAGAATACAGAAAATCCTGAAGCTGCTTTGGTGAACCAGGATTGAAGAATATCACTCCAGGTTTGACATCTGCTTTGGTGATGACTTTCTTTTTGTATTCAGAGTTCTTTTTTTTCACATATTCTTCAAGCATGTAGTCGATGAAGCTTTGAACAATACCGATATTATTCATCAAACGGATGTGATTTTCAGATTCTTTTTCGAGTATTTTATTCAAAGCAATCACTTTTACCATATTGATTGGCATACCTGTGAGCTGCATTTGAATGATGTCTACAACAGCAGGTCTGAAGATTTGGTGATAAACACCGACCTGATCATCAGCTACCATGATAGGCTTATTTTTGTTGAAAACATGCCAGGTAGATAAACCATCTGTTAGGTTATATTTGAGAAGATCTTTCAGAGGAATTTTTCTGATGTCATGAATGTCTGACTGAGCATAGTTCCCTGCAAATTCTTGAGCTTGGACTTTGAGACCAAGTTCATTTCCTGAACAGGAATTCGTAGCCAAATATGTGATGATCTGAGAACAATCCCAATTTTTCAACAGAACATCTAGACCATACAATAGACCTTCCTGATCTAAGAGATGATCCATAAACAATTGATAAACAAGGACATAAACATCAAAACAGATGTTATGGTAGATCATCTTGCGACGAAATACTTCAAAGAATCTTTTCAAGGCTTCTCTAATTCTGTGATTTTTGATTTGGATCCCAAATACCCCTGGTTCATCTGGATTTGAAACAGGAACATAATCAATTGCAAAGGCTATACCTTCATTTTCGTTCCAACAAAACGTGATGGTTCCGACACCAGCATCATAGTGTTTCAAACTGAAACCTTCGATGTCACATGTCAGATCACAGTCCATCTTATAAAGTTTTTCCAACCATTCAAGAATTTCTTTCTCAGTGGATGGGTAAGCTTCAAATTTGATGATTGACTGTCCAATAGGAGTCTTATCTCCATTGAACCATCTGATGATGGAAGAAATACCAATGTCAATTTTGGCAGAGGTTTTTTCTGGGTCGTAGAAAATACGACTGTAATTTGGAAGGTAAGCAACATTCAATTCAGGATAGATGCTTGGATAGATGTCACCAATCGTAGCATCAGTTTTTGATTGTTTTGAGAGCACCTTAAAGTAATCAGGTTGGGTGACTACCAAGAATGTAATACCCATACGAATCAAATGAGGAATCAGATCACTCAAATATTCTTTGATGGAATCATTGCTTGTCTTTTTCTTGGTTTGATCTTGATAAAGGTCGCAAACCATCAGTTGTGATCCGAGTTGGAGAAGTTCCCCGTAGTGTTTCTCAATCTCTTTTGGTTGTAACCTGGGGCATAGGATCGCTATTTTTGCTGGATCTCCTGTCCCGACAAGCTCGTATTTCATCATAATGATCCTTTGCTTTTTCTTTAGAGATTCCCCATCCAAAAATGGATCCATCTTCGGTTACACAGCAACCTGCTGGAGTGCAAAGATACATCATGGAAAGTATCTTGCAGGAAGTTGACCACGGATGAAGAGTCTGTTTTTTGGGCGACTCAAGGCGACATAAACCATTCGAGCTGTCTGATCCATGTTAGTGCAAGTCCCAATATCAGCCAAGTCTACAATGACAGAATTGTAGGTAGAACCTTGAGCTTTATGGGCTGTAGATGCAGCAACTGGACGAAGATCAGGGAAATTGTTCTTTACTTTGAAATACTTATCCCAGTTTTTTCTGGAACTGAAATACTTGATAGCTGCGTCTCGATCAGCAGGATATGCAAAAGCTGTCACTTCATACATAGCGAGATTCATCACATCTTGGACTCGAAGAGTCACTGTAGGGATAATATGACCTGGAACAATACCAGGGTCTTCTTGTTCTGACACAATACTTTTTACTTGAACCACTTGATCAGTGTAGAGTCGTTCTTTTGCAAGAAGCTCTACTGGACTGTTGTTTGAGAGAATCTCTCCAACTTGGTATGGTTTTGTGTATCCACGAATTTGACGGATGTATTCATTGTATTGAATGACTCGTTTGTTTGTGTAGGAGATCACACGTTTACCTGGATCTTCTTTATGGAACTCTCGTTCAAGAATTCCTTGAAGAGTTGTCCCATCAACAAAGTCAATGACACCAGGAACTTCTGCGATTGGAGTAAAGACTCCAGTCAAAACTGTTTGTTTGGCTTGTTCACAAAGAGCCATCAATGCAGGTTGACTCGCATTTCGAACTGGTTGAGTCAGAAAACTGATTGGGAAATTCTGTGTGTAGATAGGTGAAATCACTTCTTTCACAGGAGCCAATTGATTCTTGTCACCAACAAAGAGAACTTTGCAGGTATGGTCTAGACCCATATCCAGATACTTATATAATTCTCTGGTTGTCATTGAAGCTTCGTCAATGATCAAAAACACATAGGAGTGAACTATCCAATTTCGAGTCGGAGTGATTGCAGTTTCCCCAGTGGAGAAATTTTCAGTGACTCTCAAATTCATGAATGAATAGATAGTTTGAATCTCTCCAGCTCTTTGAGGCATAGCATCAGAAATGACAGCAGCAGCCTTATTTGTGGTAGCTGTAATAGCTACAGTTTTAAGGGGAGATGATGGATCTTTGTGTTTCAAAATATTGTCAGCAATTTGACCAATGAAGTAAGTTTTTCCTGTCCCTGCACCACCTGAAATGTGCATGTATTTTTGTTTTGGATCATTGATGAACTTGATAACATCAAGGAATCCAGCCTGTTGGCCTTGATTCAAGCCCATAGTCTATTCCTTTTCTTGGTTTTAGGGAGGAGTTTCCCCCTCCCTTTTGTTTGGTTTAACCACACTTAGAATGGCCACAGTCCAGACAAGCTGAACAACCTGATTCATTTTTCAGATTTGAGCTGTGACACTTGGGACAAAGATCAACTTTATCAGAGATCTTTTCTGGTTTTGTGTCTGTGATAACCACTGAAGCATCAGAAGGAATGTAACCAATGTCCTTCATGAATTGTTCAATGACACCACCAATGGCAGCTGCATCAGAAGGGACATAACGACCCTTCATCCAGTAGCCTCCTCTTGGATCAAACACAGCTTTAAGTTCTTCGACCACAAAGGAAACGTCACCCCCACGTCTGAAGATTGCTGAGATCATTCGAGTCAAAGCAACAGTCCAAGCAAAGTGTTCCAAGTTCTTAGAATTCATGAACACTTCATATGGACGTTTCTGTCCATTTTCTTCTATGTAGTTCAATCCGATATACATCGCATGGTTGCTTCCAGGTTTGACCTTATAGGTCATACCTTGAAGGGTCTCAGGACGCTCAGGAGGAGGCCCAAAGAGGGTGTTACGATGTTCAGCGTCAATGAGGACTGGAGGAGTGTTAGGCGCATCCACAAGCTTTGTTTCCACGCTTAGAATGGATCCTGTGACATCATTAGGTCGATATGTGGTGCAACCCTTACAACCCATATCATAAGCCATGAAATACACCTTTTCAAAGTCTTCAAAAGGAATGTCTTCAGGCAGGTTGATGGTTTTGCTGATTGAACTATCAATCCATCTTTGGGCAGCAGCTTGCATCTTCAAATGGCTCAGAGGATCCAATGTTTGAGCAGACACATAATTTGGAATTGGATTGTTTGTGTTTGAGTCAATTGTCTCACGATACAGTTTCACTGCATAGTCTTGGACTTTTTCAAAGCGATGTGATCCATCAGGATTCAACACTTTGCGAGTGTATTCATCAGAGAATATTGGTTCGATACCACTGGAAATGTTTCCAGCATAAAGGCTGATAGTTCCAGTTGGAGCAATTGACATGAGCAAAGCATTTCGAATACCATATTTGACAATATCATCTTTGATGAAATCAGGCATTCGTTGCATGAAACCACTCATGATGAATTTTTGACGTTGTTCCAGGGTTTCAGTTGCTGGACATGGGCCAAAGAGTTTTGCCAGTTCAATTGATTCTTGATAAGCTGCGATGGTCAAAGTTTTCATAACTTCTTCAAGCATCACAACAGATTCATCTGAACCATAGACACAGTTCATCATCAAAAGCATGTCTGCGAGACCTGTGATTCCAAGTCCCATTCGACGTTTGAATTTGGCTTCAGCCAATTGTTGAGGAATCGGGAACAGTGAAATGTCGATCACTGAGTCAAGAAGTCGAACAGCAATTTCAATATCACGCTGAAGACCCTCATAATTGATGTAGGCTTTTTTGGTGAAAGCATCTACGACATACTTGGTGAGGTTGATTGAACCAAGCAAACAAGCACCATAAGGTGGAAGAGGTTGCTCACCACATGGATTGGTCGCTGAGATAGTTTCTAGAAACCAAAGATTGTTCTGTTTATTGATTCGATCAATGAAAATCACACCAGGTTCTGCATAATTGTAGGTATTGTGCATGATCTTGTTCCAAAGATCACGAGCTTTTACTGTTTTTTCAGAGATGGTTTGTCCATGACGATTTTCAAAATGAAGTCTCCAGTCAAGATCATCTTTGACAGCTTCCATGAATTCATCAGTTACAAGAACTGATAGATTGAACATGCGAAGACGTAGAGGATCACGTTTTGCTTCAATAAAAGCTTCAATGTCAGGATGATCACAACGCATTGTGGCCATCATAGCACCTCGACGTGAACCAGCACTCATGACTGTTCGACACATTGAATCCCAAACATCCATAAAAGTGAGTGGGCCAGAAGCATCTGCATCTACACCTTTTACAGGAGATCCTTTGGGTCTGAGAGTGCTGAAATCATATCCGATACCACCACCTTGTTGCATGGTGAGAGCTGCTTCTCGGAGCATATCAAAGATACCTCCCATAGCATCAGGAACAGTTCCCATGACATAGCAATTGAAAAGTGTGACGTTTCGTCCTGAACCAGCACCAGCAGTTACACGACCAGCAGGAAGAAATTTGAAATCTTCTAAAACACTGTAAAATGCTTCAAAAGCATTTTTCTGATATTTTTTCAGATCTTCTGGGCCTTTTACATCACCATAGATTTGGTTTTCAGCTTCAGAACATGCCTTTGCAACACGAGTCCAAGTATCTTGGACAGTGAGATCATCAGGAACAACCTTAGTAAAGGTTTCCAGTCGATATTTTTGATGCCAAATCTGTTCAGATATTGGCTGTGGGAATGGATTTGATTGAGTCATTATGGTTCCTTTTGTGGTTAAAAAACAGAGGCCGTCACTGGTTCAGACCAACCAATGACGGCCTCACTGTCCAAAGAATTGATGCAAGCAATTCGATGGTCAGGATTCAGAACGACCCCCAAAATTGGGCAGTCGTAGGAAGAAGAGATTTCCACATTTGATCGAAGTAGCAGTTCTTAGGTGCGAATTCGAACATTGGAGCAATGTCTTCTTTCGTAAAACCTCCAAGACCACAGCCAACCTGGGTTACTTGGAATACTTGATGTGGGTTTTCTCTTGCATAGGAGATAAACTCCTGTACATGAGCTTCAACTTCGTCAAGAGTCATTTGTGTGATATTGAAGCCTTTTGTAGGAAGAGCGTAGCAACCTCCTGTTGGGCCTTCACCAACACCATACTTAGCACCCTTATGGACAGCAGCAAAGCGTGCTGCACCAGCTCCGTGGATGCCTGAGCGATTACTTCCAAAGACAAAAATCATCTTCGAAGTATCCATATTCTCTGTCATTTCATTCCCTTTCAATGGATTTGAAAACCAAAAAGACATATTATTTTCCGTCTTCAATTTTTCCAGAGAGTGTTCTCAATGAAACAACAAGAACATACTCATTTGCTAAAGCAATTGGGTCTAACCCATTGTCTGTGATGAATCGAGATGCTTCAGATCTTGAAGGAATATCATTCCTCATTCGAATGAGATCACAGGTATATTTATGAGGAAATCTACAAGAAGCTTTGTTTTGTTCAATCCACTCTTCCAATTGAGCCATTACGGATGACAAAGAAATCATAGTGTGACTTCACTTTCATCCAAGGTCTGAGGACGAATTCGATGGTAACGGGAGAACATTGGCAGTTGTTTCCCAAAACGCATGGTCTGGGAGATAACGACCATCGTAGCCATCTTCTGTTGATGCTTCTGCATCTTCAGGTAATTCTCGGATGAGTAGAATTTTTGTTCTTCCTCCATCATGAATGGAAGTGTCATTGCTGCATAGCTGACTGACATCAAGAGAATTCGAAGCATCATCTGCCTTTCTGGATCTTTTGATCCTGAGTTTTTGGTTTTGTTTGTGAGTGACCATTTGAAGATGGTCAGGATTTACACACATGCGATTATTACACATGTGGTCAATCTGTTTCTTTCCTGGAACAAATCCGTTTTTATTGGTGAAAGCGACTATATGAACAGCCACTGTTTGACCATCAAGAGACATTCGAGGATAACCTCCTCCACGTCCATTT